AACTACAGATAAAACATTTGATGTAGAAATTTGGTGGTATAACGGTGGGGGACCAGGATCTTATCATCTTGGATGGGGAATACCATATGATTCATCTGGAAGTTTAGGTTGGACTGGTGCAGGATGTGACTATGCTGGAAATCCAAGAGTATGGGGACAAAACTTTAGTTGTAATCTTGATACATTTTCTTCTGGATCTGGACCAACACAAGCACAAACAGATGCTTACAATGAAGCACTTGCAACAAGAAATGCAGCACAACAAGATTATAACAATGCGTTATCAGAATACAATGACAAATTAAATGTTTATAATCAAGAGGCCGCAACATTAAATTCATTAAATCAAACATTAACTAATAAAGAATCTGAGTATGATAACGCAGTAAATGATACAGCAGATGCTTTGTCTGAAAAGAACAATGCCATAAATGATTTTAACAATGCAGTCAATGATGTTAACAGCGCAATTGATAACGCATGGCGTTACTATGATGAACAAATGCAGAGAGAAATTCAAAGAGCGATTGCACAGGCTGCAGCAGCAGCCGCAAATCAACCTAAGCCTGAGCCATCTCCAAAGCCAACTGTTGAACCAGAAAAGCCAAAACCCTCTCCGCCACCAACAGAAAAGCCAGACCCAAAGCCAACTAATAATACTGCTACAGAGGAGCCAGGCCCAAAGCCTACACAGCCAGGACCAAAGCCTACAGAGCCTGGACCTAAACCAGAACCAAAGCCAGAGCCTACTGATAAGCCAAAGCCAGAAGAGCCTAAGCCTACACCTGCCCCAAGCCCTGAGCCAAAGCCAGAGCCTTCTCCAGAGCCTCCTGTTGAGCCTTCTCCAGAGCCTAAACCACTTCCAAGACCAGACTTTAAGCCAGCAGAAAATGTTGATCCAGTTATAAAGGATGCAGAGTTAGCAGCATTGATTCCACAAAAGGGTACAGGAAACTCAGAAGATTTATCTGGAGTTATTGCAAACCTTACAAGCAAGGATAATAAGTTAGTTAAACTTTCTGTAGAGCAAACAGCAGCAGTCAGTCAAACACTTAAGTCTTTAACTCAAGAAGCAAAAGAAGAAGTTGCTGCAGACCTTGGTATCTCAGCAGTTGAAGTTGCAAAGGTAGCAGAGATAATGAAATCAGATCCTGCAGTAGCCTCAGCATTTGTTGAATTTGCAGAAAGAGCAGGGGATGCAGGAGAAGCACCAATGCCATTTACACTGGCAGATGCAGTGACAGAAGTACAAACAGAAGAATTCTTGGCAGACCCACTTGGTGCAGTATTTGAAGTGGATGTTACAGAACTCCTATCTAATTTTTCTGAGTTGGGTATGGACATGACAGATGATCAGAGAGAAAAAGCCCAGGAAGTCATTATCCCAGTAATCATTGTTTCACAGATTGCAAATGTAATGATTGGGATGAGGAGGTAATATGAAAATAATAACAAAGGTTGTGAAGGGATTCTTCACATGGCTAAAAGATGCAGGGGTGGAGATAATCGCACAAGCCTTTACCCTCCTTGGCTTCTTTATAGCATGGCTAACTTTGACGGGATCAGCAAGAGACATTGTTGGTATTGCAGTACTTGCAACAACAGTAATCTGGCTAATTACAATCCCACTAAGAAAGGAGGACTAAAATGGCGACTAGAAAAAAGGTAGTAGAACCTCCTAAGAAGGAGCACCCACAAAAGGCAATCACTAATATCTTGATGAGAATCGTAGCAGTCTTCGCAGCATCTGGACTATCAGTACTTGGTGCTGGAGCAGTTGTAGGAATTGACACTATGCAGGCAGTATTACTAGCAGGACTATTAGGCGTAGCAACAGTCATTGAAAGACTGGCAAGGGCTTTTTTGGACGATGGAAAACTCACATTGACAGAAATCAATGATGCGTTTAAGACGGTAGACAAAAAGGCTAATTAGTCATTATTGACGGTAGTTGACAGCCCTCTCTGGGCAATGGTATACTTGAGTATAACCTATCTGGAGAGGGCTTCTACCTGTGACTTGCATTGCCGTTGTAAAACATGAAGACAAAATCTATATGGCTGGAGATCGTGGAGCATCAGATGATGGCACCATTTTAGCACTTGAAGCACCAAAGGTTTGGAAGATAGGTCCATACTTAATTGGATATGCAGGTGCAATGGACGGAGAAAGAATTCGTTATAACTTTAAGCCAACTGCTCCTAACATTAAAGACACAGACAGATTTATGCAGACAAAGTTTGTTAAAGAGTTAAAAGAATTTTACAATGAGTTTTGGGTAGACACATCTAAAGATGGAGATCTTGGTTTGATTATTGCAGTTCGTGGTCAAATCTATGAGCACAGTTCTGCTGACATGTCTTTATCTAAGTATACACTTCCATACCTTGCTATGGGTTCAGGAGCAGAGTATGCATACGGTGTTTTGTATGCAACAGATAAACAAAAAAATGCAAGGAATAGAGTGATGCAAGCAGTTAATGCTGCAATTAAATTTAATCCATCATGCATGGGTCCAGTTGACATTGTCAGTCTTTAGTAGTATACTAAACATATGAACGAAGAATTTGAAGAGATCCTAAAGGACATTCAGAATATAGAGTCAAATTTTGATGAGTTTGAGATTTGGCTTGAAAACGGAATTGAACGGGGATGGGTAACTGAACCGTTCTGTAATACTCATGAGGGTGATCCCTACATGACAGATGAAGAACAAAAAGAATGGGAAGAGGGCGGAGACCCCTGCCAAGTAGTTTTAAAAATCAAACAATAAAAACAACAAAAAGAAAAGGTATAAAATGAAAAAGATCGTAGCACTACTAGCAGTATTGTTTTCAGTAATTGTTCCAGTTCAATCACAAGCAGCACCAGGTGAAAGAATTGTTATCATTGATAGTTATTTTGATAAGTCAAAGATCACTGGGTCAGTCGAGTTTGTATGTCTTGCAAATGATAAGTGTATAAATACACCAACTCCAAAACCAGGACTTGGAAGCGAAGCAGTAAACCATGGAACGGTTATGGCAAACATTGCTCGCCAACAGAATCCAACTGCCACACTAGTTTTGATTCAGACAGAAGAAGTTTCAATTAACAAGAAAACCAATGTTGCATCAATATCAACACTTGACGGTTCAGATTTTATCAAGGCTTTGACTTGGGTAAATGCAAACAAATCTTCAGTATCAGCAGTTTCATTTTCATACAATTTGACAAATTCAAATGCTAAAATTGGTGAATGCAGAATTTCTTCACAAGGTGGTTCAGTTGCAGTAATGGATTCTTCCATTAAGTCTCTAGTTGCTTCTTTAAAGTCTTCAGGTATTCCAGTTATTGCATCAGCAGGAAACTTTAATAATAAACCTTTACAGTATCCAGCATGTCTTACTGATGTGATTTCTGTTGGATCTACTGGTCAGCCAACATACCACCAAAATAATGTAAAGATTGTTGCAACAATTGTTACTCCAAACAACACATCAGATATGTATAATGTTTCTCCATGGATGGGAACTGTACAGTTTAATACTTCTGCAGCAACAATAGCAATTGCTTCAAACTGGAAGTCTATTCCAGCAGGTAGCACTAACGTAAAAATTCTATCTAACTGATAGAATGGTGGGGTGTAACTCAGATGGAAGAGTGCCGAACTGTTAATTCGGATGTCGCAGGATCGATGCCTGCCACCTCAGCAAACAATGCAAAGGATATTCTTGTTGTAGGATATCCAAGATGTGGGGAACGTTTTTTATCATACAACTACGGACAACTTACAGGAACAATGGCAGAAATAAGTCATGATATTAACACTATTAATAATTATGATGGCCCAGTCGTTTGCATAGTAAGATACCCAGTTGACTCTTTGGCTTCTTCTTTAGCCATGGGGCTTTATGTCAACAATGTTTCATACAATGAATTAAACAAAAACGCAATACAAAGTTCAATTAAAACCTACATTGAATTTTGTAGCAATATTTTAACTAAAGACAATGTTGTTTTCGTTTCATTTGAAGATGTAATTAAAAACACTGTGTCAGTTATAAAATATTTGTCATATACCTTTGACAATAAATACAAATACAAAAAACTAACAACACAAGAAGAAATTTTTAAACTTTCTCCAAAAGAAAGTGGATACATTTCAACATCTAAAAATTTGCCTAATTATAAAACAATATATGAAGATTTTAAATTAGAAGACTTGTCAAATGTTTATGATCTTTATAATAAATTGATAGATAGGTGTATAATAGTAGATGAGTATGAATGGATAGACTGGACAGGTTCACATGGATAAGCCACAAATGTTTCATAGCACAGACTATGATTTTGATATATGGTATAAAACAAAGGACCCAATATTTTCAGATATAAGTTTAAAGTCTAGATTGCCAAGAAAGTGGGTAGCATATCATCCAGTTCGTGTTGGTACCTATTCTGATAGCATTTTAAAACCAATTAACCAATACGTTCAGGCTCTTGTTCCTCCACCAAAACTAGTTAAAATTGATGGCAATACTATAAGACTAAGGCAAGGAAACCATGCAGAGTTTTTTTTATTAGAAAAAAATGACGGTAGTTTTAGGAACATTGATCGACCATGGATGAGGCAATACTATAATACAGAAGAAAGCCATATTCCTATGTCTGGTTGCTTCCCTGGCACCTTCAAATTTTATGCTCCATGGTTTTTAGATGAAGACAATATTGTGGTTAGATATGAGGTGCCAGATGCAGAAACACCATTTTACATATATCCTAAAGAATTTATATCAAGCAAGGCTGGAGTTGATTTAATTTATAAAGAACCAGACTTTGTGTCTTTTCATTTTAAAAGAATTGGGCCTCACATGCAAACTGATAAATTTGGCAAAATTAAAAGACAACAGCCTATGTATGACATGGTTTTTGAAGCAGATGATATAATGGTACAGAGAGTTAGGAAGTTTTATGAACAAGATTAGTTTTTATCCTTTCAATGATAAGACTGAGCAGTTTGCACCAGCACCAATACCTGCTACAAAAGCAGTTCCAGATTGGTATAAAAGACAGCCAGGAACAATAGATGAAGAAACATTTATGAAGAGTGGACAAACTTCTTCTACAGTAAAAAGATGCATGCCTATATTTGATTTTATGACTGCTGGCTACATAATATCTATGCCATGCGATATCCATATTGATGCAACAAATCCAGACAAAATTGAATGGTCTGTTCCAATTTCAATGAAAAGTTTTGGATCAGACATGGTAGCGTCCCATGCTCGTGAGCAGTATGATCATTACCCTATTGATAAAGATAGGTATCACAGAGATCTGTTTAGAATTATGCCTTTTTGGTCTGTAAAAACTCCTGAAGGTTATAGCACAATGTTTACACAGCCAGTTCATAAAGACCCAACTCCGTTGTTTGCAATAGGTGGCTTAGTTGACACTGATAATTTTATTACAGATGGTCACCTTTCATTCCTTGTTCAAAAAAACTTTGTTGGAGTTATAAAGCAAGGTACGCCTTTAGTTCAAGTTATTCCATTTAAGCGTGATGATTGGGAGATGGAACTTGTAGATCCAACAATTGCGGTAAAAGAAGTTCAAAAACAAAGACTAGCACTAAGAAGCACATTTGTAAATGGCTATAGAAATAAGATGAGGGCTATAAAAGAGTGGAGATAAACGACCCGCTAGTAATTAAGTTTACTCCAGGATTTACTGGTCATGGTGGAAGACTTACTGCACCAGTTCCAGGTGTTTCAAATGTTCCAGAATGGTATAGAAGTCTTTCAAGATTTAACATGTCTAATGACGACATAACTCTTGGAGTTAACAATAACATAGGAACAGATGGTGCTATGGTTGCAACAAAAATGTGTATGCCATTTTTTGATGCTTTAACTGGTGGATATCATTATGTTCTTGAGGATGATTTATATGTAGATATGGACACAGATGGTAAGCCAATATTGTCGTGGGGTGGAGAAGTAATGCTAGTCGATAAGAGACCAACAATAGAACTTCCAGTTCCAGATAACTGCCACCCAATTCACTATGGATGGAGAATGAATTGGTATTATGAAACACCACCTGGATATTCTGTACTAATAACTCATCCAATGAATAGATTTGATCTGCCATTTTACACTATGTCTGGAATAGTAGAGTCTGATATTTGGGGCTTGCCAGTATTTACTGCATTTTTTTTAAAAAGAAATTTTATTGGCCTTATTCCAAAAGGAACACCATTGTTTCAGATAATTCCATTTAAACGTGAAAGTTGGCAACTGGAAGAGGTAGAATCTGTAGATGAATTAAACAGGCACGAACTAATGGCAGAGAATAGAAGATCTAGACTTTATGGCTATTACAAAGAGACAGCATGGCGTAAAAAAATATTTGGATTAAAAAATAAAAATATAAAGGACGTTAACCATGACGATGAATAATATATCTGTTATTGTGTATTCTTATAAAGGAAAACTACTTAAAGATGTTGTGGATAGAATTTTAGTAAACTCAAGCGGTCAAAGTAATGTGCATGTAAAGATAGTTGATCAACACCCACTAAAAAGGAATGAAGCATTTGAAAAAAATCTGTCTTGTGTTTATACTCATATATTTTGGGATTGGCAAATAAGCCCAATCAGTTATAAAAAAACCATGCTTCATGCTACAAATGAAAAATATACTTTATTTATTTCAGACAACGTATTTGTTGAAAAAAACTGGGATATGATTTTGGTTGATTTTGTTAAAGACTCTAACAAAATTGTTTCAGGAAAATATAAGTTGCAATTAGAAAAAGATGGACATTTTTTTATTAATAAAAATCGTAGTCGTGTAGATGAGTTTGAACTTACACAGTTTGTAGACAGAGGCTTTGTTTTTGGAAAGACTGAAAATTTTCTTAAGGAAAAAGTTCTTCCAGAATATTTAAAATATAATGGTGAAGAAGAGTCTATGTCTATAGAACTTTTTACTAATGGTTGTGATATTTTTGCTGCCCCATCATCTATATATAATCAAATTGGGGAAAATAATTTAGAGCAATTGTACGTTCCATTTTCTTTAAATCATAACTACAACACCTCTATAGATCTTTTACAAAAAGGAAATAACATATTTTCATCAGTAGAAGGAAGAACTAGATCATTTAAAGAGTTTGATATGTTTCACAATAACATATTTAAATCATTACACAGGTTGCCATTTCCTACTAATGATGTAGATTACGATCCTATGGATCTTAATTTTAACTCTGTTGACGCAAGAAGATATGTAGCAAAAACCAAAGCAATTCACTAGTGGTATAATTATATAAAGGAGTAAAAATGACAGACACAACATTGCCAGAACGAAGAAGTACCATGCTTGAAAATAGTGGACATAGAATCCATATTATCGAAAACTTCATCACACCAGAAGATGCACAGGTACTAATAAATGAACAAAGAAACCCATCTGCAACAAATCCTTATCCAGAATATTACAAGGAAAGATTTGGTGGAACTGCTTTTCCTTATAACAGTATAGTTATGAATATTTTAAAAAAATATGGAGAAAAATCAAATGAAGTTCATAAAAAACAAAATGGATTTTTAAATGACATATATGTTTTTAAGGCTTTTGGTTCCTGGTGGACAGAAGGTACAAAAGGCGACCTGCATATTGATGCACAAGATCCAGAGCCATTTATTGAGTGGAGTACAATAATTTATCTAAATGGTGAGCCACTTAATCCAGATGAACATGTAGACGAAAGTTTAAAGTATACTGGTGGAAGAATTTATTTTCCAAATCAAGACTTTGTCTATCAACCAAAAAGATATTCTGCTGTGTTCTTTCCAAGTGCTGGTACAGAATATATTCATGGAATTACAAAAGTGTTGACTGGCAATAGACACACCGCATTGTATATGCATACAAGTTTACCAAATCATGCGGATCCAGATTTCTTATTAGAAGGAACTGTACCAAAATGGAAGGCTGTAGGTTACCCACTAAGAAATGAATAAGTATGAAATATTAGATCTTGGAATGGTTTACTATAGAGACATCATTAAAGATCCTCAAGGACTAATTAATAAAATTGAGGAACTTGATAGTAGATATGCTAATGATAAGCCAGGCCATACAGAAACAGTAGTCAAACCTTGGGTGCCATGGAAAAATGAAACTGGTAGGCAAGAAACATTCTGTTTGCAAAAATTTATACCACAGGTTCAAAATATTTCTCAAAACGATAGATACAGAGAAGAACAAACTTTTATTTCTTCTCAACTATTTGGAGCACTTGATGAAACTTTAAAACATTATTCAACAAAAATATATCCATTTGCAGAAAAAAATATTAAATCAAGAGAGCACATGATGCACCTACTCAGATATGATGCCTCTGGATATCTTCCAGCACACCAGGATCAAGGCATAAGTTCAAGAGTTCTTTCTGTTCTTCTATATCTTAATGACGACTATGAGGGCGGGGAGATAACATTTCAACATTCAAATATTACATTTAAGCCTGAGCCAGGAAGTGTTTTATTCTTTCCATCAAACTTTCTATACGTACATGAAGTTGCTGCAGTCACAAAAGGGCCCAGGTATGCACTGCCAAACTGGTATCATAATGTGCCACTAGAATTTAAAAGAGACTCTAATGGTGCAGAGTAATGATATTAAAAATTTATTATATAATTTATAAATTTTTAAAATTATTTAAAAAAAAGAAAAACGTTAATAATGAAAAATACATATATTAATACTATATACGACAATATTGAGTTTGCTTTAAGTCTACATGGTAAAGATATGATTTTGAGCACTCTTGGTATTGTAAATAATAAAACACATATTGATCAATATACTAATGAATACTATATCAATGATTTAAATTTTAGAGATAATAGGAACTGGCAACCTGGTGAGCCATCTGACATAGTCGCTCTAGGTTGTTCTCAGACTTTTGGTGTTTCAGTTCCACAAGAATATACATGGCCATCAATTATAGAAAATAAAACTGGTAAAACTGTTGCAAATCTTGGAATTTGTGGAGCCTCTGCAGAAAAAATGTTAGATTCTTTTTTATATTATTTAGACAATATTGGAATACCAAAGTATGTATTTGCATGCTTTCCAGATCATTTAAGATATAGTCATGTAGTTGAGGGTAGTTTTTACAAAATAGATTCAAAAGTTGACAAAACACCAAGATCCAAAAAGGTTGTTTCAAATCTTAGAACATCCGACCACATTACTGGAGAGGTGCACATAAAAGATAAAATTATAAAATTGCCAACAGATCCAAGATATCTTATCCCAACACAAGAGGCAATTAGTCAATACATATCTTCAATATACACAATTGAAAAAGTATGCAAACTACTTGGTATAAAGTTTTATTGGGGAACTTGGAAAGATGAATCACAAATAATTTTTACAAAAAATCTTTTTTTAAAAAATAATTTTTGCTTAGACAGTAAGAAACATTTAGAAGAAATAAATTCAAATCATCAAAAAGATTGTAAATCTTATCATCTATTAGAAAAAACAGAATTAGATAAATATAAGGATACAATGTGGGATCGTGGATATGACAATATTCACTTTGGAATTCACTGGCAGTTTCATACCGCAGAAAGTTTTATTAAAAAAATAGGAGATACTAAATGATCATACTTGGTATAAATGAAACAACACATGACGCATCTGTATCTTTGATAAAAGACGGAGAAGTTCTTTTTGCAGGGCATGCTGAAAGGTATAGCAAGGAAAAAAATGATTGGTTTACGAATAAAGAACTAATTAAAGATGCATTGCAGTACGGGTATCCAGACAAGATTGCATATTATGAGAAGCCACTACTTAAAAAACTTAGAATAAAAACTAAAGGTGGGTTTGGTGGGGACAGACCTTGGTTTGAGTCTACAGAACTTGGAGAATTGCCAAGAAAAAACTTTGGTCATCATTACTCTCATGCAGCAGCAGGGTACTACACAAGCGCATTTAATGATGCATGCATTGTAGTGCTGGATGCAATTGGTGAATTTAATACCTCAACAATTTGGGTTGGTGAAGGCGACAAGATTAAACTTAAGTATAAACAAAATTACCCAGTCAGTTTTGGATTGTTTTACTCAGCCTTTACTCAACTGATAGGACTAATGCCAAATCAAGAAGAATATATTATGATGGGTATGGCTGCATACGGAGACTGGAAAAAGTATTACAAAAAGGTAGATGAGTATTTCCCACAGTACGATCAACAAAAATATAACTTTCATAAGGGAATTACTGACTGGGGATGGATTAGTTCAGAGCAAGATAAATTTGATATAGCAGCAGCGGTTCAAATGGTGTACGAGCAAAGACTAAACGACTTTATGCGTATGGCAAAAAGAATGACTGGTAAAAATAACTTGGTGTTCATGGGTGGTTGTGCACTTAACTCTTCAGCAAATACATTGCTATGGAATATTTTTGATATGATATGGATTATGCCTAACCCTGGAGATGCTGGTAGTTCATTAGGAGCAGCAGCAGCCTTATATGGTAAGCACCTTGACTGGAAGACTCCTTATCTTGGTTATGATCTTGGAGGAGAGTATCCTGTTCAGCAAATTGTGGACGGTATATTAAAAGATGGAATTGTAGCAGTAGCATCAGGAAGAGCAGAGTATGGTCCAAGAGCATTGGGAAATAGATCAATCCTTGCCGATCCAAGAGATCCATTGATTAAAGACAAAGTTAATCTAATTAAACAGAGAGAGTTGTTTAGGCCATTTGCTCCAGTAGTTATGGAAGAGTGTGCATCTAATTGGTTTGATATGGACTTTACAAGCCCTTATATGCAGTATACAGTCAAGTGCTTACAGCCAGAAAAGATTCCATCTGTAGTACATGCTGACGGAACATCAAGAGTTCAAACGGTAAATAGGGAACAGCATCGTGGACTATGGAGAGCAATTAATAAGTTTTACCTTGAAACTGGTATTCCAGTACTACTAAATACAAGTCTTAACATTAAAGGTCAGCCACTGCTTAATGATGAAACTGATATTATTAAATGGGAAAAAGAATATAACTTTACAATCTGCAGGTAAGATGATATAATAGTTAGTATAAACAAAGGAGGCCAGACATGGCAGCAAAAGGTAGTCTAGAAGCAATCATTGAGGTTGCAAAGAAAGAAGTGGGCACAATCGAAGGCCCAAAAGATAACGACACAAAGTACGGTGCATGGATTAAGGTAAACTTTCAACCTTGGTGCCAGTCGTTTGTTTCGTGGTGTGCGTTCACAGCGGGAGTAAAATCATTCCCTAAGTCAGCATCAACAGTAGCAGCAGCAGATTGGTTTAAGAAGGCTGAGCGTTGGTCAGATGCTCGTAATGATGATCCACAAGCAGGAGACTGGATCTATTTTGATTTCCCAGAAGACGGTGTAAATCGTATTTCACATGTTGGCCTTTGTATTAAGAACAATGGTGATGGAACTATCCAGGTTATTGAAGGAAACACTTCAGGAACTGCTAAGGGTGACCAACGAAATGGCGGAATGTGTGTAGAGAAGACTCGTGGATATGTAAAGAACAATAAGAAGAAGTTAGTCAATGCTGTAGTTGGTTGGGGTCGTCCAGTTTACGCTGGTGAAGAAAACGCTCCACTACTAAACAAAACAGCAACTCCAGTTGTAACATCACCTGCTGCAAAGAAACCAGCAAAGCCTGTAGTTAAGAAGGCAAAGTAAATGGAATCAACTAAAAGAACTCTACTTAAAACAGCAAGTTGGGAAATATTTCATCTTGTAGGTGTTGCTGGTGTAATTTATTTGTTTACTGGTGAGTGGGAATATGCAAGCCTTGGTGCTCTTATTTATATTGGATGGGAAGCATTAGGATACTTTTTACACGAAAGAGTTTGGGCTAAGTTTGGAAAGGAGATTAAGTAATGAGAATCAAAATTATTAAGTTTGTAGTAAAGGCTTTAGGTTATCAGTGGTCTGGAGATGAACTTAAACTACCAGTTTGGTATGTTAAAGAAAAGAAAAAGAAGTAGTGGCTCTTTACGAATATCATTGTAGCACTTGTGTTGATAATTTTATTAAAGAAAGATCAATAGCATCAGATGACCCAGGTTACAAATGTGATACTTGTAATTCCGACCTAACTCGTGTATACTCTAATGTAGGAGCAGTTTTCAACGGTAGTGGATTTTATTCTACTGATAATAGGAAGAAATAGGCAGTATACTATGAATACAATGATTGACAGTCCTGCAGAAATTAAAGAGTGGATCTTGAAGGCAACTGATAGATGTGATTCCTGTGCAGCAGAAGCGCTAGTACAGGTTACTGGTATAAACGGAGAACTTCTTTTCTGTGGCCATCATTACAACAAAATCATGGATAGCAAAGAAGGTTACGACAAGATGATGTCGTTTATGATCAGTATCATTGATGAACGAGACAAACTTATTGAAAACAAAGCAAAGGAAGCACCACACGCATGATTATTCAGATTATTGGCCTACCTGGTTCTGGCAAAACAGAATTAGCCAAAGCCTTAAAAGAGCGCATTAACGCTATTCATCTAAACGCAGATGAAGTTCGTTCAACAGTTAACTCAGATTTAGGGTTTGCACCAGAAGATAGACTTGAACAGGCTCGTCGTATGGGAGAGATGGCAAGACTTATTGCTAAGCAAGGTGTTGCTCCAGTCATCGTTGACTTTGTTTGTCCAACAGATCTAACTCGTGTAGCATTTGGTAAGCCAAACATTTTGGTATTCATGGACACTATTGCTGAAGGTAGGTTCGAAGACACAAACAAAATGTTTGAGCGACCAACAGAGTTTGATGTCTCATTCATTAGTCACAACTTAGATGCAGAAGCAAAGGCATCTCACATCATTGATAAGTTTAGTCTTCACGATTGGTCTGCACCTACAACTCTTATGCTGGGTAGGTATCAGCCCTGGCACGAAGGCCACCATGCCCTTTACAAAGAGGCTGGAAAGAGAACTAACCAAGTACTTCTTGGAGTACGCAATACATATAATACAAGCGAGAAAGATCCACTTAAGTTCGATCAGGTAAAAGAATATATTGCCAAGGATGAATTTATGGATGGCGCATTAGTGTTAAGACTACCTAACATTACCAACATTGTATATGGTCGTGATGTAGGATATAAGATTGAACAGGTAGATTTAGGTGCAGATATTCATGCTATTTCTGCCACACAAAAGCGTAAGGAAATGGGACTTTAAATGTTAGAAAATGCTATTGCAGTTGTTGTTTCACTTATAGTTGCCGCTATTGCTGTCCACTTTGTTGACAAAAAGTGGGGTGGATCTGATGAAAGTAACCAAGGCTAGATCATTTGCAAAAGCGCTTAGTTATCGTATATGGGGAACACTATCTTCGTTTGCGGTGGCGTATGTAATTACAGGAGACGCTACTCTTTCAGGTGCAATTGCATTTTGGGAAACGGTAGTTAAAGTATTTATTTACTACGCACATGAGCGTGGATGGAATAAGATCTCATGGGGTAGAAAGTAGTGAATAAAAAGATAGTTGTTGTAGGTGGCGGTACTGCAGGATGGATGAGTGCACTAATGGTTAATAAAACTCATCCAGAAGTAGACGTTACTTTGATAGAGTCAAAAGAAATAGGAATTTTAGGCGCTGGAGAAGGAAGCACACCATTCCTTTATCAATTTTTTAAATATCTTGGAGTATCTTTGTCCGATGTAGTATCAAATTGTGATGCAACAATAAAATATGGAATTAAATTTACTAACTGGAACAATGATGGTGAGTTTTATTATCATGGCTTTGGATCAGAGGAGAAAGGGCTGTCATTCCAACCAATAGTTACTCCTTACCAATACATTAGTCCATATGTTTCTGCAAGCATTTTTTTAAATGATGGTATAAAAGAAATAGATTTTGTAGAAAAAGTTTCAGAAAAAAACAAAGTTCCATTTATCTTTAAGAAAAAGCAAGGCAAAGATGTAATTTTAGACTATGAGAATATTGGACCCATATCAATTCATTTTAATGCTACCAAACTTGCACAAAGATTAAAAGAAATAGGCTTGAGTAGAGGCATAAACGTAGTAGAGAGTACTATCAAAGATGTTTCTTTAGATAAAGACAAGTATGTTACTGGTATGGTTTTAGAAAATGATGATGTTGTTTTGTGCGATTTTGTTTTTGATTGTAGCGGATTTCACAAACTAATCATTGATAAAGTATTTAATTCAAAATGGAAGAGTTATAAAGATTTTCTTCCAGTAGATTCTGCTGTTCCTTTTTTTATAGATGTGGAAGAAAGTCTTCCTGCTTATACAGAAGCCATTGCCATGAAGTATGGATGGATGTGGAAAATTCCACTGCAAAATAGATTTGGATGTGGATATGTCTATGATTCTTCTTTAATTTCAGAAGAAGAAGCAGTAAAAGAAATTGAAAACTTTTTGGGATATGTACCAAATTATCCAAGAAAAGACAAGGGTGGTTTTAAATTTAGTGCTGGATCTTACGAAAAAACCTGGATAAACAACTGTGTTGCTATGGGATTAGCAGCAAACTTCGTAGAGCCATTAGAGGCAACATCTTTGTGGGTAACTGCCACATCTTTGGCGCAACTATTTTCTTATCCTAATTGCTTGACAACTAAGTCGGATAAAATTAAAGATGAATTTAATAGAAGGGTGCTTGAAAGAAACGATGAGGTATCGCAATTTATATATTTTCATTATATGAGTTTAAGAGATGACACAGAGTTTTGGAAAAAATTTTCTTATGAAGGCGCACCACAAAAATTAAAGGATAGGATTGATATCTGGAATGATAGACTACCAAGCACTTTTGATTCAAGCGATCATCTGGCCTCTAATTCATGGCTAACCGTTGGAATTGTTCAAGGCAATATTAACAAAAATATTGCAAAAGAATATATAGAAAACTCTGAAAATTTTACTAAAGCACTTAAAAAATACAAGGGCTGGGTTAACTATCAAGAGCAAAAGGCTTCACAATGTGTTGATCATAGAGAATTTTTGGAGGCTTTAAAATGAAATTTAGAACAGAATGGATTAATGCTCTAAAGACAATGAGGCATAAATCTTATTGGAACCTACCTAATACGGTAGAGTTCTTTGCCTTTATGACCAAGGCAGCAATCATTATTCCAGGTCTTATTTTTGGTGTACAGTTTTGGTGGCTATACATCTTTGCATTAATAACCAGTTTATCTTTAATTTGGTCATCAACAGTTAAAACATTGCCAACAATTATTTGGTTTAATATAATCTGGTCAATTCTTGCAGCAACTGCTATAATTAAGTATTGGGTCTAAGGGGGCACAAATGTTTGAATACTATGTAAAGAAAGTAACAAAGGTCGTTGATGGAGATACCATTGATGTAGATATTGATTTAGGGTTTGACATTTCTTTTAGTTCAAGAGTCAGACTTGCTGGTATTGATACACCTGAGTCTCGTACAGCAGACAAGGCTGAAAAGGCCCTGGGACTGGAAGCAAAGGCTTATTTGAAGCATGCTATTGATAGTGCTAAGAGTGTAGTTATTAAGACAGAGAAAATGGACTCATCTGAAAAGTATGGTCGTATTCTTGGTTGGGTTTATCTTGATGGAGATACAGTCTCTATTAATGATAAAATGATTAATGATGGACATGCTTGGGGATACATGGGAGAAACAAAAGTCAAAGATTTTGATGCACTTGCAAAGGCTAGAAAAAAGTCAGGAAAATAAGTTGAACTTTAAAGATGAAGATGATGCAATAGAGCAATTAATATTAGCAGGTGCACTTGAGATTGCTGGAATAGATATTGATACTGGTGAGCCAGTATACAATTTTACAGAAAAACTCATTGACGTTGACCCAGAACTACATAGCGAGGTCTCTACATATTTTTCTCGTGAGACAATGGCTTTATGGGAAGAGGGTTTTTTAGAAATGGATGTTACTGAAAAAAATCCAAAAGTTAGGCTAACCCAAAAGGCTTTAGACGAGATGTCGGTAGCAAACCTAGACAAGCAAAAGCAATACACCCTAAAAGAAATAATAAGAATTATTACTTTAGATAGGTAGTATAATTGTTTTGGAGATATGATGGAATACTTTTTGGGATCTGTGATAACGCTTATATCTATGTTTATTACAACAAGGTTTATTTTGTCACGCAACATTAAAGTTAAGGATGTGCCACTTAGGTACAGTCAAAGCCATATTCATATGCTTGTTTTGCCATTACTTCCTGAGATTAAAAACCATAAAAAAACAATGATTACTCAGTCTAGCAAACATGAAGAAAAAGTAAATATAAAAGTTGTAATTTTTGACAATAAAGCATACTTTGTAAAGGATGGTACATTTTATTGTGCAGACATGGACGGTAAAAATATAGATAGTTCAACCGCAACCCTAGTTGACACAATGGGTATGGATAAGGTACAATTAGATAAGATGCTGTTTATAATGGATCAACTTAGAGATGGGAAGAAAAATGATAGTGGGGATTCAAGGAACTAGTAGTTTTGATGACTACCAGGTTTTTCTTAGAGCCATGGCCGTTACGATGTCTTCTTTAAAAGAAGATGATCCGTACTTCTATCTCTATTCTGCAGGACCAGCCAATATTAACTTAATGGCTATGGAGTTTGCAAACCTGTCAGAAAGAGGGCTAAAGGCTCGTGGCAAAAGTATTAAGTATAAGGCTGTTGCTCCTTCATGGGTTGCAGAAAATATTTCAGACATAAACTACTTTGCTTTCTTGAGCAAAGAAAGAGAGCAGGTATCAAAACTTGTTGACGAAGCAAAAAATAAAAATGTCGAATACGGCATTTTCAGATACTAACAGAAAGAATAATAATGCAAATTAAATCATTAGATCATATGGAAAAGATTGTAAGTTCAAACAAATCATTACTTTGGGATGGGTGGACAGTGGTCAACTCTTATCCTTCTGAGAAGGGTAGAACAGCCCCACAGGGAGCATTTGTAGATGGAAAATGGCATATGCAGCGTCGTTTTGTACCTTCTAAGAATGGATGGGATATACCAGACAAGTTTGTGAGTTAATATGCCAAAACATGAGTGGAAAGATAATGCTTTGTGTTTGGACTATGACACTAATTTATTTTTTGATAAGTATGAAGAAGACGAACTTCTTAGGCCAGCAATAGATAAATTTTGCTCTGATTGCCCAGTAGCAAAGATGTGTTTTGCTGTTGGTGTTTCTCAAAAGGAGTGGGGTATATGGGGTGGTGTATACTTAGAGAATGGACAAATCTCTAAAGAATTTTCAAAGCACAAGAATAAGGATGGCTGGGCAAAAACCTGGCAGTATTTAACAATGGAGTCTGAATAGTGAACAGTAAAGAAAGTAGTTACTTATGTGGTCTTGGATATTAGCAGCCATAGGCGTAACAGGAATATTTTTTGTAGGACGAAAGGTAATATGGGCCTGGGTATTGTTGCTATTTAATGAGTTGCTGTGGATAATCTATGCAGTAACAACTAAGCAATATGGTTTTATCGTTGCAGCAATTGCATACGGTATTGTTTATGTTAAATCTTTTATGCATTGGAGGAAAGATGAGAAAATCTAGAGAGTTTGAAGAGTTAGACAAGTCAGTTAGACTAGTAGTTAAAACCAAGTCTCCTAAAAAGTGGTTGCTGATTGATAGAGAAACTGGAAACGTTTTTGAAGGAAATTCAGATGGCGCATGGGATAGACTTGATCCAGTCAGAAGAGAAAATACATAGTGTATACGGATAAAATGAAAATGGCCTTTCATTCACTTAGAGGACCAAAAGGTTTTCATCTTCAGGTAATTGATCATAACAACTTTTTAACAATAAAGGCAAGTGAAAAACAGTTTATGAGTTTATCTGGAGAAGAAAGAAAGCATGCTGTAGAGTACATGATACGTGCAAAAAAAGCATTAGAAGATAATGGTGCCATTGTGTTGTTGGTAAGAGAAGGAGGGAAAGAAAAATGATTGAATTTATTGCTTTTGTTATTTTTATATTTTTGTTTTTTATTTTAATAATTAATAACATTAGATTTAGCATTAAACTTTCTTCTGCATCTAAAAAACTAATTCAGGCGCACATAGATAATACTATCTTGGCAGAAAAACTTTTTGAAATATCTGCACAAATAATAGTAAAAAAAGAAACAGAGTCAGATGCTTTTTTAAAATTTGTTTCAGACTCTCGTGACTGGGCATATCAGTATATAGAGGAGGTTCAAGAAGGTATAAATAAGTTTATTACTAATGTTGAGCCAGAAATATTATACTTTGATTCTTATGGAGACCTCATGAGTGCAGAGCCAAACTATAACTCTATGAAGAAAATATCTATAGAGTACAGGGAGTTGAAGAAATTACTCCCAAACGATTATGGTAAACTAGATACATGATAAAATTTAAATCATACGAAGATTTAGCACATGATGCATTTTATTTTTGTCATGTCTTGGGTTGTAAACTTGAGGCAGAAAAACTATATGCTAAAGACACACAAATCAGAGATGTCTGTATAAATCATTATACAGAACTAACAAAGTAATATCCTATAGGAGGAAAAATGAATACAACACAACTAAAGGCAATGCTTGCATCTTACGGACGATCAGTCCTTGGTGCTGCAATTGCATTATACGCTTCAGGCGTAACAGATCCAAAGACACTTGCTTATTCATTGCTTGGAGCCATCGTTCCAGTAGCATTGAGAGCGGTAAACCCTAACGATTCTGCATTTGGTAAGATGCCATCTGTAGAAGAGGTAGATAAAGCAGTTAAGACTGCCAAGGTAGTAAAGAAGGCTTCTGTTAAGAAGTCAGCAGCAAAGAAGTAGTAGAAAATAAAAAAGAGGGGGTCACGTTAAGTGGCCCCCTTCTTTATTTAGTTTTTATCTTAAAAAATATTTAAACTCTGGTTCATACGGAAAGTCTAGTCTATCAAGTCTAGCACTTCTTTCTTCTTCTGTTATCTCACAACCAAAGCATACCATTGTGTATCTTGTATTACCAGCAGTAACTTTGTGTATTTGATGTTGGTATGAATATGCAGAAGGAAATAGTAAGAAGTCTCCAGCCTTTGGCTTAATCTTAACTCCAAAGTGGACAAATTCTAACTCGCCACCTTCGTAATCATCATTAGGATAATAAACCATTGATAATGTTCTTGGAGTGCCGTATGAGTCATCTGGATGCATAGAGAAAAATTCATTATGTTCAAACTTTGTGATCCTAAATGCTTCACGAGTAATCGGTGCGATGTCCCACATCTGACAATAAGAATCTACTATTTCTTCAAAAGCATCTGCAATTTCATCACTGTTGTATATCCAAGTTGTGCTTGCTTTTTTGCCAATTTCTTCATCATAGTAGTCTTCTCTTTGGAATTTGCCCTCTGCTTCAAGTCTACGCATTAGATCCATTCCACCTGGAAATGTATTGTGATAGATATGAATTCCTGGCGCTGGGGAATCAAAATTAAATTCATTACCCTTACGACTGCGTGTAATTCCACGGGCCTTTAGTTCTAGTTTTTGCTTGTCCATGTTTCTCCTTAGTGACTTTACAAGTATACCATATTCTGGTATAATTAAGTATTCCGTCATGATACATGCAGTTGCTTTTTAAGCGACCAGATTGCTGAGTACGGATAAGCCTAGGATCGCAACCTGGGGGACCTGAGCAAGTCTATAAACTGCTCATTTCTTATGCTATAATATTAATACCTGCCCAAATGGGGGGTAAATTAACTTATTCGCTTGAAAGGGGAATAACATGGTAAAAACAGCACTGGATCTTTTTAATGATCCTTTTTTCAACACCTTCTCAAATTTTCAGAAGGTAACAACAACAACAAACTATCCACCTTATAACCAGATTAGACTAAATGATAAAGAGTATATTCTTTCATTTGCTTTGGCTGGATTCTCTAAGGATGATGTCTCAGTATCGCTAGACAATCGCAAACTTACAATCAAGGGCGAGAAGAAGGATGCTGAGTTACCAGAGGGTGCGGAGTATCTACATAAGGGCATTGCTGCTCGTAAGTTTACTGATATCTTCACCCTTCCTGAGTTTGTTGAGGTAGTTGGGGCTGAGTTTAAGGATGGTATCTTAGATATCAGACTTGAAAAGCAGATCCCAGAAGACAAACTACCAAAAACAATCGCAATTAAGTAGTACAATATAAATGTCCCCACACAGGACCTTAGTGATGGATTAGTTACCCATTGGATAGAGACCGTGGCGCAAGTCAGGTGAATTGCCTGTGTGGGGCTTAATATTGCACGGTATAATAGAAGGAATGACTGACAAAGAGTTAGACCATTATAATAAGCAAGAGTATAAAAGAAAACTTGCTAAGATAAAAGAGGATTCTGGCTGTGTAGATTGTGGAATTAATAATCATATTATCTTAGATTTTGACCATATAAGAGACAAGAAATATAATGTATCCAGAATGATCCATGATGGGTTTTCATGGAAGGCTATTAAGAAAGAGATTGAAAAGTGTGAGGTGGTTTGTGCTAACTGCCATAGAATAAGAACTCATAACAGGCTTAACGGCATGATATAATTATTATATGATTAAAGACGATTCAATGATGCCAACAAGCACATATCAAGGCTGTGACTGTGAAACCTGTAAAGAACCTAATGTAGACTGTCCAGACTGTCCAGTGTGTTCTGAGGAAGAGTCTGAAGACGATTCAGAGGTCGCTATGGCAATGTATGATTCATCAATTGGAAAAACAGAATGTTGCCCAGAAGATATTTCTAAGCAAGCGCCATGCTGGGATGGATATGTACAGCGTGGAATGAAGCCAGGAGATAATGGTAAGCCAGTTCCTAATTGTGTACCTGCAGCAAAAGCAGATGATCTATTTGAAGATGATGACACAGTTGAATATGATACAGATTCGGTATCAAAGGCTGAAGGCTACTCACCACCAGCAGGAGCAAGATCTGCTGCTCGTAGAGCAATCAAGTTTAAAGAAGATGGTAAAGCAACTGGTGCAGGAACTGCAGTTGGTTGGACTCGTGCAGGTCAGTTAGCAAGAGGCGAATCATTATCTCTTAGCACTGTTAAGAGAATGTACTCATACTTCTCACGACATGAAGTAGACAAGAAGGGTAAAGACTGGGGTAACTCAGCAAATCCTTCTAACGGATACATCATGTGGTTAGCATGGGGTGGAGATGCAGGATTCTCTTGGTCAAGAGGAATTGTTAATCGTGAAAAAGATAAGGCTTTGTTTGCTGATTTTGGCAAAGATTATACAAAGGTACAAACAGAAAGACACTCACTATAATGCCAAAGAAGAAATCATTAGCGTTTAATCCTATGCAGATCAAAGATGGATGGATTGTTAGACTATATAAAGATGGTCGAGTTAAGTCTAAGATCGCTCCGTACGAAGTTAAACACCCTAAAAAAAATATTAATGAATAACAATACAGCAATTGCCATCGATTCTTTGATTTGATAGCAAATAATCTTTTAACTCACCTAATGTTTTTCTAATAATTAATTCGTCATCTCTCGTTAAGTTATAACATAGTGTGCTTTTCCTTGCTTGTCCAAAGGCTTCTATAACTTCATCTAAAAATAAAAATATATGATTACTAAATTCTGCGCTTTGATTTGGAAAAGTATTTCTTTCTTTATTCATAATAAAAAAAACCATAGGAATGTTATTGTTCTTTATATTATTTAAATGATTAACTCTTTCTTCTTTTTTATGTGACATAAATCCTTCAAAAGAAAAACGATTCATGCACCCAGCAACAGATACGGCAGCCATGATTGCAGAAGGACCAGGGGTTGATGTTATATCTATGCGACCATCTTCTATAATTCTTTTTACTATTTGCTCTCCTGGATCAGCAACGCCAGGCATTCCCTCATCAGAAACAATAAAAACATCGTCGCCGTTTAAAAGCAAACTAAGTATGTATTCATACTCTTTAAACTCTTTATCATTATCTTTTTCATATGCAATGTCTATTAGTTCTGCATTACAATCAACCTGAATATTAGAGCAAAAATCTTTAAATAGTAATGGGTTTTCAACTGCTATGTACTTGGCATTTTTTATTGAATCAATAGTTGTAAAAGATATATCTCTAATATTTCCAATTGGAGATCCAACAAGATGGAGTTTGCCAAACATCAGTATATGAAACCTTTTAACTCGTTTATTTCTTTAAGAGCCTTTTTTAATCTACGCTTCTTCAATAGATTTTTTATAAACTTCATCTAAAATCCCCCTATCATTAATTACATTTAAGAATTCTTCAGCCCAACAGAGGTTAGTTAGATAGCCTGGATGACCGTCTCTTGCTTTTAAATCCCAATCTAAAAAATTACCATCTGGTCTGTGCTTATCAATAAATTTTTGATCTGCCTCTTTTATTCTGAAAAATGTATCTTCAAAAATTCTTGAAGATTCAATATTATTTCCAGTTGGATCATCCCATGTTGTCCAAACAACCTTGATATTTTTTGCTTTACAGAATTCAATAAACAAGTTCCATGCCGTTGCCCAAATTGGAAATGCCTGTCTTTCTTCGTACAGTGTAGGATAAGGACTAATGTTGAGGAATTTTAATGGATTGTCATCTTTCATTGCTTCTAACAAAATTTTATCCTGTATTTTTCTTTCAGTTGCATAAGGAAATTGTTGTGTATACATCCATCTTTTTTCTTCTTCAATCCAATAATAACTTCTTAATATATTAGGGTGATTAATAACTAAAATATCTGGACTAGTATATTTGTTACAGTATTCTAAAACAGCAGAAATTATTTTATGCCAACCATAACCACCACGACCTAAATTAAAAAAACCAGATGTCTTATAATCTTTTGATATTTCATTGTAAACTATTTTAGGCCAAACATTGTCAATGTTGTTGCCAACTCCTTCAGTGTTGGAGCATCCAGCAAACAATATATGCAAGCCATCGTGGTCTTTTTTAAATGTATCGGATCTATACCAGTCCTTGTTGTACTTATAAAGAACTTCCCACTTTAATTTTTCTGGATTTACATTTTCTACAGGCAAAATATCAAATAAATGATATTCACCATCAAACCTATGGTTAAGATTATTATTATTAAATTTTATCTCTTCATCTTTTAAGCCTGGGCCAAATTCTGCCCATGTGTTATCAAACTTTCCTACCTTCATACCATATAGTGAGGGATATTCAAGACTTAATTCTTCAGCACGTTCTTTACTAGGTAAATTTTTATCATTCATTTACGAGACCTTTCTAAGGTAAATATCATAAAACCCTAAGTTATGTAGTGCAATAGCATCTACTACCCAGTTTTTATTAATAGATAAGAATTCATTTACTGTTTGAAATGTTCCGTATCCAATGTCTTCAATTATACCATCGTAGATAAGATAATCATTAAGACCAATTCGACCACCAATGTCTACTAATTTTGCAGAATCGTGCAACACTTTTCTTGTAAGAAATCTATCATTAGATACATCAATATAGATAAAATCATATTTATAGTTTAATGTTGACAATATATTTTCTGCATTACCTTTCATGGTGGCCACTTTTGGATGATAACTAAATTTATCAATAATAAAGGTCTGGTGAGTTTCTGGGGTATATAAAAGTTCATGCTTAATACCACTACATTGACACGAACCAAACTTTCTCCATGACCAGCACTTAAGGTCTTGGTTATAAAGGTCTACTAATAGGGCTTCTGAGGCTTCTGAGGCATCTATAAACATCTGTGCTGAGTATCCCCAAGCAACTCCTACCTCCATATACTTTATGCCCTTAGGAAGGCTTTTAGCATATTCTTCTCTAGAGGAAAAAATTTTTGCATCACTCAATTGTTCTTGAGATATTTTAGGAGAATCCTCAATCTCATCATCATTTAGATATTTTATTTCTTCATAGTTAAATGGTCTGATAGGCTTTTTAGGCATTAAGTTTACGTTCCTGGTTATTAATAATAGTTTTATTTGTTAATTCAAATAAATCTAAAGCCTCTTGGAGTCTTGGATGAGACTCAACTATTTGCTTAAGTTCATAATATACTTCTGGTTTTTCATCTACTGGCAATGGGTTATTAAATGCTGGATGACCTTTATCATGCTGGTTAATTAATTTTCTTGCTTCATCCATAAATTCTTTTAATCTGTTGTTAGAAAGTTTTACATGTGGTGATTCAAAATTAGACATTACAAAATCAACAACAAACTCAGGATTGTTAGTCATTTGATCAAATGTAACAGCAAAAAGATTTTCTATGTTTTTTATAGTAGCACCATTCCATCGCTTGTAAATATAGAATTGATCATCTACCAGTTTTTCAAGTGATGGTAAGTTATTGTATTCATGTGGCATTGGTATACCAGATGAAACAGTATTTCCAAGCCCACCCATTGTTTTTGTAACAATCGACGGGATGATGTCAAGTGGGCTTCTTACTACAGTTGTTTGAATTACATCTGTAAAGTTTGCTAATAGTACAACTGGTGCGTTTGTTCTAATTATAAACCTGTCCTCAATCTCACCCCAAGAAACAGATTTATCAAGGTTAATTGATTTAAACAGAAGGTACTGTAGCCATGTATGTCCAGATCTTGGTGATGAATTAATTAAAACTCTAACATCTTTCATTATTTATCCTATCCTTGAGTGTGAGCCATCACAAAATGGTGCTCTAGCACTTTGACCGCAAACGCAAGACTTTTTCTTTTTAAGTTTTTCTAATTTAACAGAAATAGTTTCGTTGTTTTGTAAAACATTAACTGAATAGTTGTCGCCATCTATTGCTATAATTTCTACTGCTTTTCCATTATATCCTTCAAGATCAACAATTATTGCATAATCATTTATATTCATGACACTCCTTATAACTATTATAGCACCCCTGGCAGGAATCGAACCTGCGACAAACGGATTAGAAGTCCGCTACTCTTCCGCTGAGTTACAGAGGTATTGTATCTCCAACGGGATTCGAACCCGTGTTGCCACCGTGAAAGGGTGGAGTCCTGGGCCACTAGACCATGGAGACGTAGTACATCTGGAAGGACTTGAACCTTCGGCTCTCTGCATATAAGGCAGGTACTCTAACCAACTGAGTTACAGATGTTTAGTACACCAGGTAGGACTTGAACCTACGAATAGCCGAATTATGAGTTCGGTGCCTTAACCAACTTGGCTACTGGTGCTAGTCTTTATGATACTAGTATACCAAGCAGCATACCAATTGTAAAGCATAAAATGCCAACAGTCCAGTGATAGTAGGTTTTCATATGCTCTTTAATTATTGCATTTTTTACTTCTTCTTTTATTTTTGTTGTATCAAAGTTCATTTTGATCAACCTTGTATGTCATTATTTTATAGCATAAAATGTATCCAGCAATAAATGCTGGAATTAAAAATAGTATATTAATCATATACTAAGTATACTTTGTCTAGAGTTGTTTGTCAATATGGTGTTTTTTAAATATATTAAGTTTGATTTTTTTCTTTTCATGCTGACCTATGACTTCTCCTTTATAATTTAAGGCATCTCTGTATCTATCTGTCCATTTACCTTGAGCAGCAATCTCGTTAAATGCTTTATTAGATTCTACTAATTCATCATAATAAGACTGTGGTAAATCTATATCAGATAATTCTAGTTGTGTAAGTTCTAAATCTGTTAGTGATATTGGCATAATTGAACCAATTGGAGTTTTGGCAGGTATTGTAATAACGGTGTCTGGTCTAGTAACCTTATAAACAATTGGCATAGGGCCTCTAAGAACAGATGTGCTCAATAATGCAGTAAATGACTGCACTCCATCAATGAACTGGTTTGGTACTGGCATGGTTAATAGTGTAATGTTTTCTTCTGATTGAAAAGTAAGACCAGAATTGAAACTAATACTTTGGTTTGCTCTATTTGTATTGGCATATTGATGACCAGATAATACTTCTACCTGAGTATTTTTGCTATGCCAAATAAAACTAATATCTTCATTAAAAGAAAATGTCCATCCAAGAAAATTTGCAAGTGTTACAGGAAAACATCTATAAGCATGATGATCCCAACTAGCATCCATCCAATCACGCTTTACGCCAAGCACATCAAAGTTAACATCATAATTATCTTTTTTGTATACAGTTATTTTGTTTGTCATGATGATTGGTAGTTTTTTAAATGTTTCTTGCATACACCAACAACAGAGTAGTCTGCAAGATCGTTATATAGTGCGTTATCATTACAATAATGACATTTTTCTGGTGGTCTGTTCTCAATCATGAATTAATTATATCACAAAGAATTTATTTGTTTCCATCCCAATTCCCAATTTTTGTAGTTGGTATTTGATTGTTTTCCCATAAATTAATTACATTTGGATTGTCATCCACAGCATGAACAACTGTCCAGTATTCATTTATCTTATCTAATATATCTTTTTTTACTTCATAGTCTGGTCTGTTGTCATCATCTGCTCTCATAAATAAAGCATGGCATCTTGCATCATTTTTAGCAAGCCACATAGAAGTAAGCCCACGCCATTTTTCTTTTCTTGATGTTACAACAAGTATAGAATGTTGATCATAAACAGCATGGTTGAGCATCTGAAGTACTTCTATATTTGGCAGGGCATTTATAGAGGCCTTATGAAAAGCATCATAGTCTTTATCTGCTCCACGAACATAATGAAGGTAAGGGTCTACATTTGCTAGTGTTCCATCTACATCAAATATGTATGCTGTTTGCTTTGCATCAATCATTCAAAGTCTACCTGAGACTCAAATATATTATCTTGTCCTCTCGCAACCTTTGCTGCAAGGATACGCATACCAACCGCATTGGTAACTGATTCTTCTATTGGAATAGCCTCAATAGCCTTTGCAATATTTTCTCGTAATATCATGTCATCTATACTCATTCTTTAATTATACCTCACTGATGAAAGTATGTCAAATATAATGATATAATTGTCCTATGCCAACAACACCACCAAATTATCAAGGACCATATAACAATGGGGGATACTATGGACTTGGAGCCACAGTACTTACTGATGGTAACCCATACGGAATAGCAGGAGCATACTTTATTAGAACAGGTAACCCAGGTAACCCAGGATATCCACCAGAAGTAGGCGGAGCGCCAAACGGATCATGGACACTATACACATTTCCTAAAGGAATTGATGGAGCAGGATCAATCGCTGGCTCTGGAAGTATTGCTTAAAAAATATTAATTTTTATCTATAATAATTTTTTTAGGTAAAATTCTATTGTATTCGTAATAACACAATTCAAGATTGAAACCATCTAAGTTAATTTCTTCATAATATGGTAAGATCTGACTTGATTTAAAGTACTTCTTGGGATGAAAATTTTCATCAATATCAAAATCAAATTCACTTTTTTTATTTATTTTTAAATGTTCCATTATTTTATTTATAACTAATTCAGGGTATTCTACTAAATCATTAAAATCTATTACATAGTCTGCATAATCAATAAAAAACTGATAAAGCAATACATAGTCTGAAAGTGCTTGATTGATTGAGTGCTTATCTACTGGATTACCATATTTTTTTTGAAGTGTTAGCAAAGAAGAAATACTATCTTTTGGATCTCTAATAATAGTAACAATTTTTTTTAGTTTGTTTTTATTTCCATCAAAAGCCTGAACAATTGTGTGAGATCTGGAAACTCTTTGACCAGTTTTTTTATAAAACTCTTCTTCAAAAAAGTGTGAACCACTTCTTGGATATGTTAGCAAGTGTGGTGATGACTCATTAACTTTAATATCTTCTACCATTAACACACCAAATCTTACCATCGCTCATAGTCTGATGGGCATCCCAAAACCAATCATTTGTTTTGTCTAAATTGCAAACAGTACAAGAATTATTATTCATTAAATTTAAGCACCAATCGATGGCATGATCTGATTGCAAGGACAGATAACAGATTCAGGCATTTCGTGTGCCTCAGTCTCAATAGTAATAAGTGTTAAACAGTCTGGACATTTATAAATAGTTTTCATGTATTTATTATATCAGTTCTTATTTTGTTCTGTCAACTCTTTTATTACCGCTAAAATACCAGAAATGTCTTTTTGATCTGTTACTATCATAAAATCATTTATTCCAAATTGTTCTGATATTTTATTAATTTGATTAACAACATCTTCTTTTGTACCCTTGATTGTGTGATTAGGTGTTAATGTGTACTGGTATTGAACATACTCAACGCTACTAGGGTCTTGGCCTTCCTTAAGAATCAAAGGATCTATTATCAGCATTAACTTTGTGTTTGTAATTTTATTTAACACGTGTGGATTTAGCATATATTCACCTACTATTATGTAGTCTCCATGTTTGTTTGCTATTCCAATTGTTATATCTGATGAACCTACTACACACAGTGTTGATTCAAAACCAGTTTCATGCATTAAATCAACAAACTTATCCATCCAAGGAGCAGTTAGCGCAACTCTTTTATCATGTTCATCTATAAGTGATATGTCCCCTGGGTATGCATCAATAACGCTTTGCTCTTTATCCCCTTCAAATTTACCAGCAACAAGATTAAGATCTATTCTGGGACCAGCAAAATTATTAACTGTCTTAAAAGTTTTAGCAGCAAACTCTGGCATAACACCATATGCAGGCAAGGCAAGCATCATCTTAATCTTTTTGGTCGCTTTAAGCATTGGGAAAAGGTAAAGTGAAAAATCAATACCTCTATAGCCATACGGAAGCAAAACAGAAGTTATATTAGCCTTTTCCATATCCTGAGCCATTTGTACAAGACCCTGCTCATCACCATTGTAAAATCCAAAACGGTGCATCCAGTGAAAATTGATTGTCATAAATACATTATACCTGATTTAAATTTTATTGGCGGGATTAGTAAATACATCTAAACTAGCCTACGAGACAATAGTAAATAGTAGGCACTATATACATCGTGTAGGTCATGTCCATCTAAATGGTTTTTGTTATACAGGCTTGAAGTCGTGCTTGATACTAAATGTCCTTTATGTGGTTTGTCAACAATTGTATCTTTATATGGATGATCAATGACTGGTTTGCCAATAACACTAGATATAGCCTGTACAATCTTATCTGGGTTTTTTACCAGGGTCTCGTAATCAATAACAACATTAGCCCTACTATGTAAATACCTATAAAGATTGGAACATTTTTCTATCTCTGCTTGAGTTCCTACTTCTTGATCATAGTGTGCAGACATAGTAAGAAATGATTGCAGTGTGTCATACGGGTCCCTGGCTATAGTAAATACAAAGCCTGAAGCCTCATCTTTAAGATGAGATGCAGACATGTGTATATCTAACTTTTGTGACAATAATTCTCTTAGATAATGTGAACCAGTTCTTGGATATGTAATTAAACTCATCATATTTAAATTATATCATCTATGCTTTTAAAGTTCGGCGCAAAATAGAGATTGTAAACAACTCTACGAGTCTTGCGACTCGCTATCTGTTAATTCTCTCTTCCATGCATCCATATCTACAATATAATATGTTCCCCACCATTCGTAAGGCTTATTAAGATATTTCCACATTTTTGCGTGGTATGAATATCTCCAATTGAAGTCACCATCTTCATCCATATAAACAGCCTTAAGTAAATGGTTAGATGCAAACTCTCCAGAAATGTTGCCTATCCATCGTAATGGTAGGATTCTAGTTTTCTGAATTGTTGTTAAGTTGTTCATCTTTAGGTACCCACACTTTCTTTCCATCTTTCCACACAGGCCAATAGCCAAGGCTACGCCAGTCCATCTGTGCAATCTTAGGTTCCTTTGGCATATTGACTCCTTTAACTACTTATATCTTCTACTGAAATCTTTCTTTTTAAAATCCTATTGTATTCATAATAGCATAATCCAATATTAGATGTTTCAAAGTTAATGTCATTATATACTGGTATATTCTTACTTGATGGTGTGTATTTTGGACTAACAAGTTTGTTGAACTCTTCAATAGAAAAATTAGCATCATCTTTTGTTTCTATATTTAAAAACTTTAAGGTCTTATCGACTACTACATCTGTGTGATTAATTAAATCATTAAAATCTATAATATGATCTGCATAATTAAACAAAAAATCATATATCATTGCATAGTTTGATACTTCAAAATTGGTCCTGTTATAGGTAATGGGAATTCCTCTTTGTGCTTGAATAGACAAGGTAGATCTTAATGCCTCTTTTGGATCTCTAATTATTGTTATGATCTTCTTATTCTTTATCTTATTTTCATCAACAACATCTGCGATTGAATGAGAGCGGTCGATTCTGTAGCCTATTTTTTGATAGAGCGCTCCTTCAAAAAAGTGAGAGCCACTCCTATAGTATGTAAGCAGGTGAGGATGCATATGTTTCATCAATAACCTCCAGTGCACTCACTTCTTGTATGATATAGTCTAATCTTTGTTAATATTTTGCGGGATGGACCAGAAAGATCTTCTTTGCAGGTAAGACACTTAAATGACCATTCTCCAGTAAAGAAGTCATGGACATAACCCTTAGCATTAGCATATTTTTTGGCTACAAAGGTTTGGAAAGGATCTGGTATTTCCATGTTAACAATCATTTTTTTACCATCTTAATAAGGTAGGGCAGCAGCGATGATGCCTGCTCTGATGGCCTGTTGCTTTCTTTCAAACCTTGATGTCTTGTGATATGGATTGGCAGAGATTCTTTTCTTATTTTTGTGTGCTCTCTTTGCCTTGTGCTGGGATACTTTATTATTAGTTTTTCTCATAGTACTAATAGTATCATGATTTCCTTTGGATGTCAAGAAAGGACCGTAATCCCCAGTATAATTAATGCTTCAGGTGAAGGAATCGGACCTTCATTATCAGTTTCGGAAACTGCTCTACGGACCATTATAGGAACCTGAACTATTATACTCAGTATATCATGAATCAGATAGGCAGGTAAGACAGACAAATGGTTCATCATTTGTTTTGATGTATAGTTGATCACATTGATTACAGGCTATTTTGTACCCCATAAACTTATTATATGATGAGTCTAACTTATGCATTGAAGTATTATATCAGAGTTATACACAGGCTAAGCAGTAGTATGGAGCACGAAGGTTATCCCTATGGGTGTAGATGGTCTGAGAGCACTTAGCACATCTTGCATGGACCATAGGACCTTCTTCTTTTACTGGTCTTTTGATATCAAAGGTTTTTGTATAGTATACCTTAGTAGCATACCAGGTGATTAGTATTAATGTTAGTGTTAGCATATTACTCCTCAAAACTCATTTGTGATGACCAGAAGTCGTTATTGTATGTTTCAATTTCGTCTACTATGGCATGACAATTAGAGCAAGTTACCTTGCCATCTAAATCAATTTCATAGTAGTGTTTACATTCCATAACTCTATAGTATCACATGAAGGTTAACAAATCAAGTCAGTGATATACTTGATTTATGGGATATAGTCAAGCAGGCCAAGATCAATTCGTAATAGATATGCTCAAAGGTAAAAATAGCGGGGTATATGTAGAAATCGGAGCATACCATTCCACCAGTATAAGTAATACATATATGTTAGAAAAAGATTATGGCTGGACAGGCATATCGTTTGAGATAGTACAGGAAAGAGTCAATGAGTTTAATCTCAATAGGCTGAATAAATGTTATGCTGTGGATGCTACTGTGTTTGACTATGGCTCACTGTTTGATATGCTTAACCTGCCTAATCAAATAGATTACCTTCAAGTAGACATTGAGCCTGCTACAAACTCATTGCAAGCGCTCCTTGCTTTGCCCCTGGAAAAATACAGATTCTCAGTGATAACATTTGAGCATGATTTATATGCTGATCCAAATAATATTCATATTAAGAATAAGCAGAAAGAGTTGCTAAGTGGTTTGGGATATGAGTTAGTCAGAGAAAATGTTACATGTAATCATCCTGATTTCCCATTTGAGGATTGGTGGATAGACCCTAAAGTTGTAAGTTATCCACAGCCTGATATGCTAAAAATGTCATAGTTATCCACATGTTATCCACAGATAAATCTTACTGATTATTTAATTAGATAGGGTAGAAGTGGAGTAAAGTGGAGAGTAGTGGAGGATGGCGCACTTTTATAGAAGGCGTTCGTAATGCCGCTACACCAAACCTTCTATCCCCAAACCTTTGTATCGCCAAACCTTGTATACCACATATGTCCATATCTGTCAAACCAGTATATAAGGTTTGGGCATTATACATGCAAAACCATGGTTTGTCAAGTATCTTTTATGCATGAAAATGCCCTAAAAAGTTCAGCGATTTTTTGCGAAAGGATCTTAATCTTTTTAAAAAACCTTAAAAAAGTTTATAAAGGTTTGGAAAAGTTTAAAAAAGTTCAGCGAATTTTTTAGAGTGGATCGTAATGTATTTACTATAGAGGTTTGGTATCAGAGTTTGCTTCGTTGTATACCTTGCCTAGTTCCCGCCCAATTTTGGTGGGGTCAAGGGCCTCTATATCTACCGCTGCAAAATCGGCGGGGATGAAAGAGAAGAACCTATTAACAATAGGAACATGCTTAGTGATAGATACAAAACCATTCCACATATTATCTGTAAATTGGTTATATCCTTTAGGATCATTCTTAGCATAGTTAGCAAAGTGTCTAGGGCTCATAGACTTATTATACACCTGATATGAAGGTTTGACAAATAAGGTTTGATATGGTATAACTTCTGGGAAAAATTTTCAAACCATCGTAATCTATTTCTGGGAAATTTTTGAGAAGGTTCGTAATACCCCTATTTGGTTTGACAAGGTTTGATATATGTGCTATATTTTCTAGATCACCTAGGGCGCACCCCGAAGGGTGCAGCCTTGGCTACTCCGCTTCTCTTTCGGTTTTCTTTAACTCAACCACTGCTAAGAGGTCATCAAGATTATCAACATCAAGAACATCGTCCTCTGTTACTTCCATTGCGTCAAGGAACATAGCAAAAGTTTCGTTGATGTATTCCTCTGCCATTGGTAGTGGTGTTACAACTCCCGTGGCAATAAACCAAGCAAGTGGCAAGCCAACATCGTTGTAAGAGATGAAAGGTTTTAGATCCTCATCATCTCTGAACTCATACCAAAACTGTCCTAAAATGCCACATCTGTCTGTAAAGTTTACTTCCATAGTTCTGTGTAATCCTTTCCTAAGTACCCTGACATCATTTTATCATACTCTTCACCCGCTGTCAATGCAACGACTTCGAGTCTGCGAGATACAATGACAGGGTGGTTATGTACCAAATGAAAGCCGAGTGCTTCCAAGTTAAGTCCCATGTCCTCAGTTAATAACTTAGCCATGCGATTAGAGTACTGTATTTCTTTACTGCTTTCAGGCTTCCTACGAACGCTGTATGCCATGACTCTCCTCTTTATCTATTATACAGGAAGGGGAAGGGAGGCGCAACCCCCACAGGCTACGCCGTCCCTATCCTTATTTAGTTAATCAGCAGGTGACCCATACCTGTTGATCTATGCTGCGCTAAGCGCTAACGGTTTTTGGTATATAGGCATTAATAAATAACTGCCAGTCAACCTGTAGGTCCTTGCCTGCCTCATAGACAGTCTCTTTAGCGATATCGATAACGACAGTGGTCTCGCCTAATTCAAAGTTGGTGCCTTTGATAGCATAGATACCAAACCCTGTTTCACCAAGTACATCATCCTGAATAAGATAACTAATCATCATGCGGGTAAAGTATGCATAGTCTTTCCAGCGTGGCTTAGAGTGCTCCAGGGCCATTGCTAAGTCCCGCTGCCATTCGGTCTCACCCCAGTGGCTATATAGGACTACATGTGCTTCATCCTCAACATCTTTAAATACGTAGTTAATACGGGCTCCCATTAGTTATCCTCATCTGTAATAAACTCAATAACAATACGAGCAACACGACCATCTTCGTCAATGTCTGCATATACAGGATAAACTCCATCTCCATACCCTGTTGAAAAAACAACTGCCGAACCAGCATTGGTTCCTGTTATTCCAGTATCTTCAATAACTCCAGTGCCTAAGACTCCATAGCCATTTTTGCTTAGAGTAGCATTGGCGGCACCAAGGTATCCAAACTCGCCATTACGGTTTTTGTGTTCCTCAAATGGGATATCTGAACCGCTATCCCAATGCTTCCATTCATCTAAATAGCATGGGTCGCCAATCATTGCTTGACCGCTATCTACAAAAAATTGTCCGATAAGTGTTAGGTTATTTGTTTCTGTCATTCTTGTATTCCTTCGCATTTGTGGGTTTCTTCTTCTTCAATTGTATCACCGCAGAAATCACATGTCAAGTCTGGCTCTGCTACCATGATTTGAATAATAGTATTATCAGGCACGGGATTCTCACTAATAAAATAACCAATCCTATTAACAAAGCCCCAGCCAGACCAGATATAGAGACCACCGTCATCGCCTTCGCCATACATCCAGATACGGTTATGTGGCTTAGTCTTAACATACTCTACCTCATCACCATAGGTTTCAAACATCAAACCATCAAAGGAGGCATTCTCATCATAGTTATTAACCATGAACTTGAATTGCTCATCTGCTTCTTCAAAGGTCATCTCAATTAAATTATCCATTGGTCTTTTCCTTATCTGCTATGGCAAATGATAAATCATAAGTTAATTTATAAATGTCTGTTAATGCTTGCATGTAGCCGTCAAGCCACTCTCGCTCATCGTCTTGGTCACAGCGTTCTAATTTAGTTTCTGCTTCAAGCATACGGTTCTTAAGGTCACCATGAATGATGTCCAGTCCTGATACCCGCATGTCTACGGCAAGTTGTAGGCGCTCATCCATTGAGCACCTCTATTAAATGTTTAACAGCATAGATTTGTCCCTCAATGTCTACAACATTCAAAGACATAGGGTTTTGTTCAAGGTCTTGTTCAAGACTTATAAGATACAGTTTTAGGTATTGCTTAAATGTTTCTATTTCCATAATATTAATTATACGGGTTGCTGTTGATTTTTACAACTTCTGACGGTGTGATACTAATCACAGGTGGCATTTGCTCAGGCTCTACCGCAGTGCGTACCACAAAGGTATCAATGCCACAAACACAGCCTGGATCCATAACTGGCACGGTATGGCTAATGACCTCAATTAAAGAATCACAATCAGTACAAACATAACTATACTTAGTCCACATTAGTCAAAGTACCCTTCTGCCCATAAGCCCTGGAGAAATGATTGTGCCATTAGAATACCCTCTTTATCATCAGGGTCAGTTATATACTTATATGCATTATGAACAGCATTGCTCATCTTGTCTAAATCATCAATGTCATAGCCTAACATCAGTTCTCCTCATCCCACCAGTATTTGACTATTGTATTCAAGGTAGTGTGGATGTTACAATCACAATCCCCACCGTTCATATTTTCCATGTATTCGAGATGTTGCTCATTATCCATGTACATCTCATTGACTAATTCGTCAATCGTTCTCATTGTTTGGGTCATATACTAATTATAGGTGTTTGGGGAACAAATGTCAAATATCGTAATCGAAAAATCTGGGAAATATTATTTGATCATCTTAATGAAGATTATTAAAAATCTCAATTCGGACATTTAGGACACCTAGGAAATTTTGCGATCCGTACGGGACTTGAACCCGTGACCTCCACCGTGACAGGGTGGCGAACTAACCAACTATTCTAACGGACCATGTGAGCAGTTTTTGCATCCACTTGCTCAGGTGGCATTTATTAAATTGTGTTATGCGATTTGCATAACATTCTGTACAACTTTCAGCAGACGATTTTTCTCTGCGTTGATAGCAGGGTCAAATCCGCTTGCGCTTGCAAGAATAGATTCGTTAGAACCACCACGAGCAGAACGGTACCAATCAAGGCGTTCAGTTAGTGCATTGAAAGCACCCCAAGCATTACCAGCAATCATGCCGTTAAACTCGCCTGTGTAGATGTCATTGATAACATCAACCTTGTTTTCCCACTTCTTGAAAGCACCCTTAGAATCCTTTTCAGGCTTTGGGTATGCAGCAAGAATGATGTCGTTAAATTGCTTAGCATTGATTTCTGTTTCAATCATAGCCTTAGCCATGAGGTCAAAAGAATCCATGTACTTGTGAGCCATGCCAAGAGTCTCACGAGCAACGGCAACCTTACCAGAAGCGGTCTGAGTGTGGCGAATCTTGAAAGATTGCTTGACACCATTCTTTTTCTTAGTTGTATTTAGTGCAAGGTTAAGAGTGTTAGCGCACACAACACGAACAGGTGTAATGCTTGCTTGAATAGCGATTGAACCGTCATGTGATGTGTTGATAAGTAAATAAGTTTTTACCTTATCTGCAACACCGTTAGGGTCAAGAATTGTTTCACGCTCTAATGCTAATGCACCGAATACGACACGACCACCCTTGATTGAGCCAGCCGTCTCCCAACGACCACCACCATCAAGAATGTTGTCACCGAATGAGAATAAATCTTCATTCTGCATAACATGATAACGCTCACCAACGACACCAAGAATGTCGGTTTGTGTGTTATCTGTTGGGTTAGTACGCAAAACATACTGGTATGCTTTGTCGCTTGTTAGATGTGTAGGGGTTTCCAAATCTTCCAGACGAACATTCCAATTATTTAGATTGGCAGCAGCAAGCATTTCGCTTGTTGTTTTTTCTTCTGTAAATACGGTACCCAATCCATGCCAAGCGGGTTCACGAAATGATGCAAAACTTGCTACGCCATTTTGTGTTTCGAGTTCATGTGCCATGAGTTTTCTCCTTTGTTGTTGTTGTTAATACAATCATACACGAATGGTCTGACAAATGCAAATCGGTATAGTTAAACATGGGCAAATCGGACATTTTTTTTAATGTGATCGTAAACACATGTGATGTTAGTCATGTGGATAACCTGTGGATAACTTTTGCCCCCTAGGAAATTTTTGGGGAATGAGGAGCAGTTTTAAAACATGCTCAGGTTGTATTAGTAGCCCCCTACTAAATATCTATACGGTCCACACTGGATGATAAATAAGTTACGCCTTGTGGCTCTGATACAGAATCAAAATCAATATCATGAATTAAATTCATTGCTGATTCTTCATCTCGTGCATTGACTGTAATTGAATATTGAACTGTAACTTCCAATTCAAATTCTTTTGTTAGTTCAAATCCGCAAATCTCGGCGATTGCTTCTGCTTGCTCTTCTGTGATATCTTGATTTTCTAATTCACCAAGGGTCCACTCTTGCATTAATCCAATCATTGTATTGCGGTCTGCAGAATCTGCATATGAGCGCTGAGTTACTTTTTGAATGTGCTCTTCAAGTTGCTGAATACGCTCTTTGTTTTGTACAAGAGTAGTTTCTAAAAACTCTCGTGTCATGTAGTGCTTTGGTTCTTCTGTTACTGTTACCTGGTCCATGGGGGCCTCTTTCTGTTTGTTGGTTAATTTAATTGTACTGGGTGCCACTGACAAATTTTATACCCACTCCACCAGGGGATCCTTGCTAACCATAGCGTGAAACGCAGGGGAGAGGGTGAGCAGTTTAGCGACATACTCAGGTCGTTTATTATCTAATTATAGATAACGAGATACCGCTTGGTAGGTTGATGTGGAAACTGTTTCCTCATCTGTCATCTTTAGGATACGGATTGCGTTTTCGATTTCCTGCTTCATTTCCTTGTAGGTGTGAGAACCCATTTGCTCAAAGTCACGCTCAGGCTCTGCTGGCAGTTCTGATTGTGTAACTGTCAAATCAAAGTCAATGTTCAGGGTGTTATTCCATGAACGATAGTTAGTGCGAAAGTTCTCTGCCTTCTTGATGTTAGCAGTTGCATAAGCAGTAAGTTCCTTCTGCCACTTTTCTCTTGCCTTTGTGTATTTTGCTTCGTTTGCTTCTTGATTAGCATAGTTAGCGTTAAGTTCTACCAACTTTGCCTCAAGTGCCTTGATGATTTTAGGTGTTGCGATTTTTACTGAGATTGCTTTTCCTCTTGCCATGTGGGTCTTTTCCTTTACTATTAGGGGGTTGGGTTGAGCAGTTTGTATTCATGCTCAGGAATAACTAATTGGATTACTTAGCCGTCCAAGTTGTATAGCGGTGTGTGCCATTGACATCTAACTTAACACGAACATTTCCGTTAGCCTGTGGTTCGATTGCTACGATTGTGCCTGTGACCTTTGACTTCTGTGTTGTGTAGAGGTCGCCTACCTTGTATGTTGCTGTTGCTACTGACATTTATTTCTCCTTTGTTGTTGTATGTATTAAGTATAACATTTCCTACTGACATTTTTCAAGTTGATACCTGAATAATCTCACTATGTGGAATTGTTATTTTGTTATGTTATAAGTATAGCAAAAAATCTCATAAATCGCAAATCCTGGGGAGGGTCTGGGGTGTGACCTTAATTACATCTTAAAGGCGTGTCTAAACTTGACAAATAAAAAGTTTTGCGCCTAGGCGCTCCATTTCACAACGGTGCAGAAAAAATAACAAATAAAAAAAATGCAGTTAAAAATAAAATAATTATTTGTTGCATGCTATCTCATTTCTTAGTTGCAGAAAAAATTATGTCACTCTTAGAGTATACACAAAGTGAGCAAGAAACGCAAGCCGAGCCAGCCGATGAGATAAGTGGAATTTGTTTATTATTCTCAGGACACTTAGCAGCAGGGC